ATTCCTTCGTCCGTTCTTCGTTGATAATCTTCAATTCTGTTAATGCTGTTCCCTGCGTCGCGGTTAAGCTGTTGGCTTGCTGCAATGCTTTCTCGGAGCTGTTGATTGAGTTTTCTGCTTTCGTCAAGCGCCCTTTGAGTTCGTTCCAACTGCTCACGGGTACGCTGATAGTCGGCTCTTGTATCGAGATACCCTCTGAGGAGGCTGCATGCGAAACAGATGATAAGAACGCTAAGCACACCACAAATAACGCGCTTAAGAGTAAACGCAGATACAATTTTGTTCTTGATAGTTTCATACATAATTACTCCTTTCTAAATATTACTACCCCACTGTGCACCCCACCATCGAGCTGTGCCACGTAACCAGTCCCCGCCGCTCCATCGTTCATCGCCTTCATGAACTACTAAGAGGTCCCATCGGTCAACGTTGGAGTCTGGGCCGTAGGTATTATTAGGGTACCCAGTCGGATCTAAATAATAGAGGTCTAGGCCGTCCCGATTATCGGCCGCCTCTGCGTGTGTCATTTGATGTTGTAGGTCAAGTGGCACACCTGCGTTAATAGTGAGCACGGCCATAATCTGTGCCATAGTGGCCAACTGTTCTTTTGTTGGTGGTTCACTGCCTAGATTATTTTCACTAACTGCATCCCAACACGCTTCAATAGCAATGCCTACTGCGTTACTGTTGCGCATATAAGTGTGTTCCTTATAGTCTGTTAAGGCCTTCATATCGGTCCACATCGTACCATCTCGGTCGATGTTGATATGGTAATCTGTGAAGTGTTTTCCACCTTTGACGCCAGTCCAATGTAAGTAGGCCTTTTCAATTTGGCCATATGCATCTAGCGCTAAGGACTGTAACTCGTCCATTGTAATTTGTCTAAACATTTATTTCCCCCTCTCGTCATGGTTAACATCATCTGCTAATTGTTGTATACTAGGTCGATTCATAGGTAACGTATTCGGTTCCTCTAACTTATCAGGTATCCCATTATGGTCTTTGTCAATGAACATGCCACATAATCCAACAATGGACATAAGCACCGACGGCACGAATATATGGTCAATGATAAGAATACCCTTATCGATAAGCTGATTAGCTTCAGGCGATACATAGCCATTAATCGTTGATAATACATACTGGGCAACGACTAACACCATAGGTACTAGCATAACGAGGACCAATGCCCTCGTTGCTAGTACACCAGTTGGCCGTATGCCAGCTATTCGGATGGATTGATATGACCGCTTGATGCGGTTAATGATAGCTAACTTATCCATTACCCCTCCATGCTCTAATAATCTCGAGTACCCCCTGAAATACCTTTCCAAAGTCGACGAGGTCATCTTCAACCATTTCGCGTAAGTTCTCGATAATTGACCAACATTCGGAGAAGAACGGAATCAGCATGAATAGGAATGAGAAGATATGGTCCATGAATAGTTCAGTATTGGGGATAGGGATATCCGGTAGCGATTCAAACACTACCGATAAGACCATCCACGCCGGATATTGTACGCATAACTTCGTTAGTAAATCGGATCGTAAGCGTTCACTCATAAGGTACCTACGTTTCAGCCCTGTAGTAGCATCAACATATCCACCCTTTCCCCATCCATACCATGCGAGCGTTGTAAGTAATGTTATAGGCGTATTGTTCCTGTGATTATCCTTGTTATACCTAAGCACCTCCGTCGTAATGCGTTGCGCTGCGTCAATGAATAGCAGTACGGTTGTTAATATGATGATAACGCCCATACTGACAATATGCTCATGTGACACACCGCTAATCAGCATAACTAAAATGTCGTTCAATATATCCATTCACTCCCCCTAAGTGTGATAGTTAAGAATGGGAACACATGCAAGGCTTTGAGTACGAACGAATCCGTCAGTGTCCGCCAAGCCTCGCCCATAAAATCAGTTAATTCTTGCATGTGTTCCCCTTATGCTAGCTAATTATTCATTATCGTTAACTTCTTTGTAGAATGTGCCTACTGTTAGAATAATATTATCAAATTCCTCATTCATTGGATTAGAAATGTAAGTAGCTTTCTTTTTAGTTAATTTATCTACTAATAATCTATTATTTCTTCTACCTAAGAATTTAACTTGACGGCTACCATTTACAATTTTACTAGAATACATATTTATAGTTATTAGTACAAATGATTCAATGTCATTCTTACCATATTGGTAATAAATAACACTAATATTAGGATTGCCGATAGTATTTAATGTAGCGTATAGGTTATCAAGTGGAATTTTGCTAGTTTCAGCATACCCAATAATTTTGTTAGGTGCGTTAGAAATAAACTTAAATTCTGTTACGCCGTCATACACCCAAGCAGGTCTATCGGAAATATCATAATTCTTATCGATGTTATCTGTTTGGTTGGTAAGGTCAATTGTTAATACGTTACCCTCTTTAAATACTGTAATTCCATTTTTGTCGGTAAATTGTAACTCCTTAATACCAGTAATAGTAATATTTGATACTTTTACCCCTAACATATTGAAATAATCAACTACAATATCAGATTTTCCATATGCTGGAATGGTGATATTTGCCGAGCCATTCACAACTTCTACAAGTTCGCCACCCTCAAGACTGACCTTATAATGGTCCTCACCTTGTAATGATAGATTTGTTTGTCCTTTTGTTGGTTGCGTAAATGTTAAAGGCTTAATGTCTGTCCGCGGGAACGGCTTACCTACAGTACTGATTAAGGCTGTGAGTACATCGTCAACGCTGGCACTTTCGCACCATACGTTACCATTTAGCAGTAGCTGATGAGCATTATCTGCCGTAGCACTTGCGCCGTCTCGTCCGTCCTCACCCTTATCACCTTTAGGACCTTTCAAGGCCTCTAATTGCTCTGGCGTAAAGTCCTCATATCGGAATGGGTCGCCTTTTGGTCCAGGTTCGCCTTGCGGACCTTGTAACCCTTTTAAACTATCAAGCCATTCCTGTTCAGTACCTCTGAACCCATGAGCTACCGCAATAGCATAGGCGCTTTTACCTAGCCCCTCGATAAGCGGAATTGTGGTTTCCTTATCTAGTTTTAAAATTAATTCATTACTTTCCATACCTAGTACCTCCTTACTTGTGCATTGAAATATCTGGAACGATGGTGACTGTCCCCTGTCCTAACTTTATCCACTTGTGATCATTGTAGATAAACGCGTCATACAGATAATCACCACCCTTTAATTGGGCTTTAGCGGAATCTTTTCCACTAATGAAGAACCCTACCTGTTTAGACTGTACCACAGGAGTTAACTCTAATTTCATATCATCATATGGGCGCTTACGAATTTTACAAACAGCCTCGTATTGACTTAGGTCCATATCGGAGCCAGGCGGTACGACGTAGGTCATACCAAAGTCCTGCCCTGCGTATAATGTGATGTCTTGTTCAATCATAAGATGTGCCTCTCATTCATATATCAAATTACGATTTCCTAAGATTACTTACGTCGGCAACTAGCAACCTTAGGCGCGAATCAACACCAGCATCTGCTAATGCATCTTTGGTCGTTATATCTGTTTGCCATGTAGCTCCTAGAGTCAATGTGTTTCCGCCTTTGATAGATACTCCATAACCAAGGTATTCCGCTGAATACACGCCGTCCGATGGGCCAAAAGGAGATGGGGGGGAGTTGAGCAAGCAAACTGCAATAGACTGAACATTGTACGAACGAGACAATATATCATTATCAAACTTTAGATAACGATCATCCTTTGGGTCTTGCCAAGGCTTACAGTCATTTATATCAATATCGATATAATCTAATATGCGCAAAGCAGGATAATCTGAATCAAATAACGTTTGCCCCTGTTCGTTAAATACCTGCAATCCTGCTCGAATCTTGCCCGTAGAATTAGTATCCCGAGATGTATAGTTATCAAATAAATAACAATCAACACCCGACGATTCTGGCGATAATGCTTGAGGGTGTGTATGCATTCTATAATGCGGGTATACCATACACACTTGACGCGCATATGCTGAGGCGATAACACAATCTTCATTAATAGGTTTAATAAAGTTCAAATACATTCTTCCGCTATCATCAGCCGCAACACGGGTGTTGAAAAATAGGCTAACAACTTTTGGCACGACGCTGTGCAATTTAAAATTTCTGTACTCATCGTTAATGATGATTTGATTTTTGTCATTGTTGACTTCGAGATAAGTTGCGCTCATATTAGTATTCTCCTATAAACAATACAATCGCCAACGTATCATTATCAAAGAAATGGTTATTAATCCGTGTATATTCCCAGTACACCGTATCTTGATTAATCCAAGTTTTGATAAATTTCGTTGTTGGGAAGTTCCCCTTATAAGAAACGGATACAAAAGGAATGACGTATATAGTTGTATCCTTTTGTTTACCTATTACTTTTGCTGACCCAGTCCACGATGTGCAAGGGACGCACATTAACGAACGAGTCAACCTCGCATCAGTAGACAGTATTTTTTCTCCGTATTCGTTATATATTTCAATCCCCTGTGGCATTTTATGTTTTCTCCTTATTATTAGTAGTACTGCAACCGCCATCGCTAATAGTAGCAGAATTAAGATTATTAGAATTATCATCTAAACACCCCTAACCTCACTCTCAGTACATTGTTATCATCGAATACCTGGATTAAGTTATCGGATATCTCAACACGAGCGCCACTCGTCTTAGTTCGAAGCGTACCAATCGTTGCCGTGATAGCGTCAAGGCTATTCACCTTTAACTTATCAGCGGTAACACTATCCGCTTGTAACTTATCACTACTAATGGATAAAGCTTGTATCTTATCCGCACTCACGGAGTTAGCTTGGAGCATACCCTCCGTGATGATGTTATTATCGAACAGCGCTTGGCCTGTTACGTGTAATCGCTTGCCATCGATTCGAGTACCTTCAGGGGATAAGTTAATCCGACTAACAATATCCTTACCACTCAGATTACCGATAGCCTGTGTCACCTTGAGGTCGATACCATTGGATAGCGTAGTAATTTGACCGGATAGGTTCTGATTAAGGTCAGTTACCTTTTGAGTAATGCCCTTATCAAGTTGAACCAATTTAGATGCAAACCCATTAACAGAGGTTTTCATCGTTCCAACTTCAGCGTTCATGGCTTGGATTGATTCGTCCATAGCTTTTAACCCTAATGCTTCCGCATCGAGTAGGCTCTTATCGACTCTATCCTTAATAGTGACCGACTTCTCAGCAACTAAGCTACTACCGAACACATCGACATACTCACACCGCACACGATATACCCCGGCTTTATTGGAGTAGGTGAGCATGCTAGACGTTGTCTCTAAATCGTCTGTACGATCATCGCCAATAACGTGGCAACGGATAACGTAAGCCTGGGGAGGCTTCGCCCCAAAGTACAGGCTAAACCCTCCGAGTTGGTCTTTGACCTCGAACGTAGGCGCCTCTAACTGTGGCAAGTTATACGAATACGTTGCCGGTGTTGAGTACTTACCTAGCGTACTTCGTGCGTACAAGTACACCGTGCCGTTTCGTTTCGTAAGCGGTAAGTTAGCTGAGGTACCTTTCACCTTCGCAAGTAGCGCGTTGGTATCCTTCCCTGGGTCATTATCGGTGCGTAGTTCATAATAGTCCACGTCAGCGTTCAATACATCGTTCCATGATGCGGTGGCGTGGTCCTTGAATGATACAGTAAAGTTCTTAGGCATGCCCGGTACTTCGTCCATCGCCTTGACTACGACGTCAACTACCTGGGCTGTATCGGAACGATTACCGAACCTATCCACGGCTACGGCCTTAATCTCGTACTCTTCGCCAGGGCCTAATGCCTTGATAATAACCTGGCTATTACTACTTCCCGCATACTGCCAATCTTGACCAGTTACGGCTTGGCCATTCTTAGATTTAAGCTTGTACCACACCTCAGCACTATCAAAGTTGCCAGGATTAGCCGGTGGCTCGAACATCACTTGAAGGTCATAGTACACGCTCTTATCGGCTGTTAGGTTGTAGCGACTAATAACATGTAGGTTCTGCACATCGCCAGGCGCTTGCATCTTAGGAATCACGATTTCCTTAGTAACCCCTGTGGTGAGTTGCCCTAAATCGTTAATCGCTTGCACCCTAACCTCATAGGTTGCCCCTAATAGTACATCAGATAGCTCCGTGCTATTAGGTGATGCGGGGAAGTTTCCCACATATTTCCAGGTATCGCTTTTAGCGTTCCGATAGTTAACTACTACGTTGGTTATCTTGCCATCACGAGGCAGTTGCCAACGAACGGCGATTCGTGAATACATAATGCCATTAGCGCCGTATACATCACTTACGAGGCCTATATCCTCGATATCGCTACCAACTTCAGACTTATAGTCGATAACTGGCACGGTACCATCATCGCTCGTATACACTTCCGGATAGTATTCCATACACTGTATCTTGCGAGTAAGTTCTGTACCGCCTTCCGTGATAGCTAGCACCCTAAATGGTTTAGCCGCTTTGGTTAACTCACCAAAGGCGTACACGCTACCAGGTTCGACTGTAATTGATTCCTTAACTGTTACATTACGGCCAATCACACTCAACACTGTGAGCGTAGCCACCACATCAGTGGCGCTGTTACGAATCAGTAACTGGTACTGCTTGCCAGGTAGTGTCGATACTTCCTTATCAAGCGTAATAGTACTACCTGTAACAGCTACGACTCGGCCACCTTCACCCCATTCAGGTACGTCATGTTGGATAAGAATAATATCCCCTATGGTACACGCTATGGCATCGGTGAAGGCTTCGATAGATATAGTACGTACCTCGTACTTATTACATCGTAGGTAGTGCTTACCGTGTTTGAACGCCTGGTCTAGGCTAGTACATCCCATGAGCTCAATTTGTGCAGGATTGGTAAGTGTATCCGATTCATCGTATGTATCGCCATACACTGGAATGACATCACGCTCATAGTCCTTATCCTTATTAAGGAAGGAGATTTCCACTGAGTTAGCACGGCTTTGGATACCCTGGAACTCTTCAGAAAAGCTCCCTTGCTTAATGTTGGCCACCGTAAATAACTGCACCGGTGTCGACTTGTAGTCGCTGACACAGGTGAATCTAGTCCCCTGTGGAATGACTTTACCGCGCCCTACGTTCTCCGGATATTTGAGCGCATCCCATAATCGGCTAGCGCTGTCGTAGATATAGTTGAACGTGAATCCGTTCTTATTGCAATTATTGGCCCAAGCCTTAAATGCATCGTAGTCCATACGTCCATGAGGCTGGCCAAACACGACGTATTCATCGCCAAACTTACGAGCCATGTGAAGTAGATCATACGCCGCCCATGCCGGGTTATCCGCGCGTTGGACTTCGTACTTTTGTTGATACGGGTTGAACACATACACGGCGGAGCGTTCTTGTATCCACGATACTTCAGGGTCAGAGCCGTTAAGTTGAGATGTGGCCAACGCTTTAATACCAATAAGAGCCTTACCAGGATGCACGAAGTCATCGTATATAATCTGAGTTAACTGGTTCCAGTACACTTTATTGTTGTATCGAATAGAGCTACCGTCCTTACTAGAACAGCGAACACGGACTTCATACTGCGCCTTATCGAGGTTATCGAATCGGTACACTCGATAGAACGCGGTGTTTGTAGCCTCGGTAACCTTGCCCTTATAGTCGCCTTCAGCGATTTCCGCATCAGACTTTTGACGAGTAAAGGACCATCCGTCACCGGATTTCTTAACAAAGGCTTGCATACCCTTTTGATTGGAGAGTGGTAACTTATGCCACTCCTCGTCCTCCCCGACTTTTCGGATTTCCGCATCAAGAGTAACCGAGGTAGCATCCATACCGCCCGTATCGTTGGAGTAATACAAGCCATTAGGGAAGCTGATAGTTAGCTCGATAGCGTTGCACGCATCCCCTTGTACACGTTGCGTACTCCATCCGGTTTTTAATTCGTAATTGAGTACTTGGTCCGCATAGTTATCGTTGAAGTTAGGGATAACGGTTTGGTCATTGGTACCTAGGCGTATATCCACCTGTACATCTTGGTAGTTACTAATTGGATTGGCGTTGATGCGGATATCCTCAATTTTGGATAACTCGCCTTCGCCGGCGCAATATAAGAGGTTGAGGTACTGCTTTTCACCGTCACTGATAATGTGACGTGATAAAAGGAGCCCCGCGCTCTTCATACGGCCGTACGTAACGGCTAGAGGGTACCCTTGCCCGGTTACAGTTTTTGCCCCTCCCCATCCATAGGTATTAGCCTGTGCAGAGTCCGTATGAGACCGGTCAGCCTTTGGCTGAGTTAACTTATTGACGAGCATATTGCCAATCATACCAATGGCCATGGAGAGTACTGTGCGCCATATTAGACTTTGGATACCAAATATAGCGCCACTAGCGATACCGCCGGTGGCGATACTAAGGCCTATGGTTAAGATGATTCCAAAGAACTTACCATCGATTTGAGGCATGGCCACGATATAATCGCCATCACTCACGATGGTATCAAGCGTAGCCTCTTGGCCATTAATGGAGTACACCCAGTCGCCATCTTGTTTAGCGTAAAAGCTTAATGGCATGTTTGCCTTATAAGGGCGGTATTGTGTTTCATGCTGATCCGGCTTAAACGGATTCCTTACTAGCACTACATTAATCATCGGCTACTCCTTTCTATCGTATATATGTTTAAGCCTAGGAACGTATTTAGAAATATGCTCGATACATACACCGCTTGGCTTAGTAGCGTGAATGAATCGACCATCACCTAAATACACGCCAACGTGGTCAAGTTCTTTACCTTTTAGCGAAAAGACCAGGACACTGCCCTCTGTTGGCTCCTTGACCTCTTGCCACTCGTCCATAGGAATATCTGTGTAGTTTGGAAGTGTAACACCATTACGGCGATACACCTCGGCCACTACATCCCAACATCTCACTTCCTCGAATGGAGTGCCCAGCATATCAGACATATCACTTGTTAGATGCATACAGACCTCCCTGTGGAATCGTTGGCTCGCCACCGAAACGAACGCTATTACCTAGTGCCCGACATCGTGACAAAGTCTTATTACACTCAGTCTCGGTGCCCTTGTATCCGCACTGAACGCCTTTGAACTTGAAAGGGCAAAAGTCCTTCATGATGCGGACTAAGGGGAACCGACGTGTGAAACTAAAATCCGTACCTAGTGTGAACTCCATCCATTCTGCATTAGCAACGGAGCCTGTAATAACGAAGTGTTCTTCTACTTCGCACACATTCGGTATATTTGTATTTATTACACGGACAATGACATTCGCACCTGTGAACCCTTGATTATCCTCCGCCAGGCGTTGGATAGTCCGTGTCACATTGGACACGGACAATTTAACGTTTGGAAGGTCAGTCGAGTTATGGTTGACGTCCGCTAATTTAAACGGAAATGCGATGTACTTGTTTCCTTGGAAGGTAATATCCTCCGTGTTATACACGAGCCGTACTATATCGCCTTTGTATTCAATATCAAGGAGCATGAGCCATACACCTGTGGCGTCTATTTTGTTTTTCTCCAAGATAGATGCAGTTGAAAGTGTTAACATGTTATGCCTCCTGTAATTTCACGGTACCAACCCATGTGCCGTAGTCATTCGCTGCGAAATCTAGCTGATCACTGAATCGTACTTTGATAGTTTCCTTCGTTTCGGGGTTCGTCCAGTCGAATACTGTCGAACAGTTGACCTCGTCAAAGAACGACCTTAGCCGTAAGTACTCGGAGGTAGGCACTTTATAATTCACGTTGTATGACCGTAGGGCCTTAGTAGTCTTACGGCGACTAATAATCGTCATATTCTCCACTTGGCCCTTATAGGTCATATCCGGTGTAGTTTCTTGAATTGGATATATTGGATATCTAATGTTTGGAAATGTTGCCATGATTAACCTGCGGCTGCTTTAATTGCATCCCGCGCACCTCCTTTATTATTTGTTACGGCCTTAACCATTACATCGATGATGTAATTTTCTCCATCAAATCTCGAGCTTTGTTGCTCAGATTCAAGGGCTTGGCCAGATTGGTTGATGATGTTAACAGTAACGTTATTCCCCTGATTACCACCTAGCATCTTACGAGTTTGACTAGCGTTATAGATACGATGGGAAGCGTTGAATTGAAGGAGCTCCGGACCGTTTTCACCGACCAATGTCATACCTGTAGGCGCTACCCCGCCGGATGCGAACTTAGAGAACCCTCGACTACTGAACGCTGAACTAAAGGACCTACCGCTCGAGAATGTACGAGCACCTCCGCCAATATTCCCTATGCCTCCAGCCAATCCGCCGAATAAGCCTTGTAGCTTCGGTTGTATGTATTGTTGGAATGATAGGTTCACCATCATCTTGATAATGCTATTCGTCATATCCTTGAATATACTAATAAGCCCTTTACTGAAGGACTTCGTACCCGTGGCCATAGCCTCGAGATTACTTGTCCAAGTCGAATTGATATTGCTCATCGTACTGTCAAAGGTCGACTTCGCAAGGTCAGCATAATTCACTGTTTCCTCTTGATATTGGCGCGCAGCTTCCTTCAATCGAGATTTCAAGTTACGCCCTGCCATCTCCCATAGCTTTTGTTGGGCCTCAACTAGGTTCTTCTCAATCTGTAGGCGTTGCGTAGCCGTCATCTGTGCATTAGCTAGCTCGTCCTTGGAATAGTCGATATAGGCCTGTAGCTGTTCGGCCAAGATGGCGTCGGACTGGTCCTGTGTAAGGTGTCCAAGTTTCACCAGGTTGGACTGATGATCTAATGCTTCAGTTGTTTGTGTGTAGGCAAGCTCTCTGATTTTCTGCTCAGTATCGGCTACGAGTTTCAATCGTTCCGATTCTGCCTTCTTCTCAGCAAGTTTCTTGTCCCCTACAGCCTTGGTGTACTCACGAACGTTATCATCAATTTGAGCCTTTTGTGCATCGGACTCAGTCTTGATGAGTTGGAGTCTGTCCCCTGTACGTTCAAGGTCAAGTTTCGTAATATCCTCATTCATCTTGCGAACGCGGATAGTTTGATTCCGTTCCGCTTCAGCAAGTTTCTTTTGATATACTTCTTCGTTCTTGGCCCTTGCCTCGGCCACTAGGTTGGAGTTGGTCAACGCTTGCGCGTTAGCGTTCTTAAGGGCATCGTTAGAGGCCGATGCGCTTGCAGATGCACCTACCAATTTAGCGGTATCTACATACCCAGTAACCGCCCCGAAATCACCTTCAACAGACTGCTTAGCAACTACCCCTGTGCTAGAATTAGCACCAGTGTATCCGCCATTGCCATCAGAGATTACAATGTGATTATCGCCAAGGACTACAACGCCATCACCTGCTTGAGGTGTATATCCATCACCCGCCGGATGCCATGCACCCGCAGCGGCGGCTGCGTCCATAATGGAAGGAACATAACGAGGTACGTCCTTTCCGAAGGTTTCCTTAACGGAATCAGCGAACAACTTACCACAATCAGTGGCCCAGGTACCATCAGCCCCTAGTGAGTAGGCCTTGCCAAGTTGAGCATTAGCTGCAGCTAATACGCCGGAGGCTTCACCGCTACCACCGCCTACGCTGTTAAGCCCCGCTGCGGAACGAATAATATCTCGAATGTTCTTATTGTTCGATTCATATTGGTTCTTAGCGTTGAGTTTATCAATTTCGTACTGACTACCATCAATCTCCAACGATTGGAGCGTTAGGCTTCGAATCATGTCGTTAAGACGTTCCACGGAGCTAGCTAATTTTTCAGCCGCTTGTTCTGCTTTCTTAGCTGCAGCTTCTTGGGCCTTCGCCGCTTTACCGGCTTCCTCATTAGCCTTATTAATGGCTTCGTTATTCGATAAGCCGTTCTTAGCGTTCTCGATTTCTTGGTCTAACTTGGCCTGTTCTTCCTCAGCCTTCTTCTTCGCCGCGTCAGCCTCTTCTTTAGCCTTCATCGCAGCGTCGATTTGAGCGCCTTCCTCCTTAGTGGCTAGGCGGTCATTCTTAATAAGTCCGAAGAAGGAACTATCCTCAACCCAGTACCGTCCGTCGTGGTTTGCCATGTAGGCTTCACTTGTACCTTTATCAGAGTTAAGGTTCCGATGGGCTTTCATGCCGTTGACTTCAACACCTAGGTCAGTACCTTTGGTACGTTCCTTGTATCGATAGTCAAGTAATGCTTTACCCGCCAACGCAATAGCACTGGCCAAGGCTACCCAAGGACCTGCAGCCGCTAATGTAGCAAGTCTCATGAATTTTAATGCCGTCGTTACAGACTGAATTACAGTAACAGCGATACCAGCTTCAAAACTAAATTTCACTACCCCCGAGATAGCTTCCTTTTGTTCGGAGGCCATACTACTATAGGACTTTGTCAAGTCGATAGCCCATTGCGTGTAATCCATAATCACGGGCAATAACTCTTGGCCAATCATGATGGCCAAACGCTTACCGGTCTGTTCCATGTCCTTTAATTGGCGATTAAACTGCGCTGATTTCTTAGCCGCTTCATCGTCAATAATAAGGCCCATAGCACGTGCCCGGTCCTCGACTTGCTTCATCGCCTCTGCAGACATATTCAACATGCCATGAAGTTGGTACCCAGTCTTACCGAACAATTCCATTTCGACGCGTGTTTTTTCCGCGCCATCCTTCATGCCTCTTAGGCGTTCTTGGATAATCTGGAATACTTCAAGAGTGTTCTTCCCTTGAATCTGATCAATACTAATCCCTAACCGACTGAACATATCGGTCGCAAGCTTCCCCTCTGCGGAGGCTGTTTGCATTTTATCTTGTGCATTTGATACCGCCTTCGCAAACTTGGCAAACGCCGTAGTGCTTACGTCGGTAGCTACGCCCATATAGTTGGCCACTGATATAAAGGTACTAGCTTGCTCGGCTGTGGCACCTGTTAAGGACTGCATTTTCTTAACCGATAAATTCCAGTCGAGTGCCTCTTTGGCAAGCTTTGACCCTAGACCGGTGATACCCGCACCAGCTCCAATGGTCAACATTTCTGTTTTTAATTTTGCGAGCTCGGCAACTGTACCCTTAGAGGCGGCTGCGATTTTCTCTAAACCGGCTTGCGTATTCTTATCGGTCAGTTGCACTACGATATCTACTACGTTATTCGACATCCTTATTCATCGCCTCCATTTCTAATCCCTCTAGTATCCACATGAGGTTGAATAACATCGGACCCAGATTGATATTATTCATTTCCGCAACTGTGCGGATGGCCGGATAATCGAATCCGGCTAGCCCTCCTGTGTGATATATGCGTTGACTGCGTGATAGGGTATACAGTTTCATAGCCAATTTTGTACCAAATAATAGGTGCGGAGGATTGTATTCACACTCCGAACAGTCGAAGGACTGCCGGGTGGCGGCTTGTAACTCCCTACACCCTTGGCAATACTTCGGACGGTCAGAGGACATCCACCCCCACACCTCTTTTAGTTTTTTTCCGTTGCATCTTGTACCTGGAAGGTAGCAGTAATAACTTTACCTGCAAAGTCCATAGCTTCCTTGTCAGATACAGTATTAAGGTCCTCATCACTGAGGCCATATACATCCATCAAGATGAACCGCATAATGTCACGGCTACGAATGATACCTGCTAGCTGATCATCTTCTTCGACGGGGCAATATACGAAGTCCAATCCTGCTTTAATCAACATTTCACGTTCAGACCATGTGAGGGCTCTTGCTTTTAGTTCCTTACCTTGAATCTTCATAGTTACCTCCTATTAATACGATGCTTGCGTATTAGTTAATTCGAATAGCACGGCGGATTCTTCAGAATCATCGCCATAGTATGCTTTGAATGGCATTTCGATGTTAACGCCTTTAGGACCATCGATACCTGGGGAGTTACGTTCGTAAATCAATTCAGGTAGTTTGATAACCAAGGAGTTAGCGCCTTTGGTGAGTGTCAATTCAAGGCTAGATTCTGTACCATTTACGGCTTTGTTCAAGAGATCCATGTTTTGGAAGAACGCTTTCAATGTGCCAGATACACCGACAATGCCTGTATCGATATAGGTACGGAACCCCTTATTACCGATAGCGTAGGAATCACCATCCAAGCCGAAATCAATGTTAAGGCTTAGGGACAATACGTTAGCAACTGTCACGCCACCTTCTTTGATTGTGGCTTCAAGGTTTTCAAACGGCGTAAATGCAATTTGAGTAGGTGCTGTATCAAATGGCACTGCCGCCATTGTTTCCTTACATCCCATTACGTCGATAGTGGCTGTTAACTCGGAGTCACCGCCAAAGTTAAGCGCCATTTTGTTCATACGCACGCCGCTGAATTGTTGGTATGTACTAATATCCTTATAGCCTTGTTCGAATGTAGCGGATGGCATATCCGGACCAATTTTGAATACATGCTTATGTGCGGAGCCTGCGCCAGCTGTAGAAGTTGGAGCCCCGAAAGCGAGTTTCAACCAATATCCGAAACCGATTACATCGACTGGAGGTGTAATACTACCGGATGCATCGATGTTACCACGGCTAGGTGCCGCAGGATTACGTGTACCACGAATTACATTAGAATCATTTAGATTTTGACTTGCTTTTAGAGAGGAACTAATGATTGGCATAACCACGCCACCGGTGGACGGTGTAACACCAAAGTCAGTTTCAAAAGCCATTGTTAATTTAGATTGTGCGCCTTGCGCACGTTTAGCTACTGCCATGTTATCCTCCTATTAATATTCAACTTGACCGCCAATTACGTGCGGTATTTCTATTGTGAATGTGGCCTTACCGGGATACACCGGACGCCACGATACATTATCCGTTTCATAGTCAATGTTAATGACCGGATAATTAGGGTTGACGGCCATAATACATTCAATAAGTAGCTGGCCAAGTTCATCAGTTTCAAAAGCGCCTGTATATGTAATGACACGGCCATTACGCTCCGATTCCTTCCGATATACGCCCCATACGAGTTGGAGAGTATACGAATAGGAATCGGCGAGCCCTTCGGACTTACTATCCATAAGGACAATAACGCATGGACAATCCTCCTCGAGGGGAGCCCCTGCATCGTCATACCCTACAAATATGGATAGATCCTTACCGTACTTTGCTTGGCAGAACTCATTGATACGATCATTATCTTTAATAGCCTCAACCCAGCGGTTCGCAATCACTGCGAGTGGAATTGTTTGCATAGCTACCTCACTTTGTATACTCGATTATTGGAGCCCCATGAGGTATTACCGAGCGCGTACTCACCGATTTTCTTTTCAAGGAACGGTACGAGTTTTGGCTGAAGCGCGGTTCTCATAGGCCCGAAGGTTTCACGAGGTTTAATGGTGAAGGTCGTTTTCCCCTTGGCCAACTGGAACCCATGCGCGAATAATTTCTTACGCATGTTTTCAGTAATTTCCTTGGTGTAGCCCTTCTCTATCTGTTCCCCTAATTTCTTAGCGGAATTAGATAGCCAACCAACTTTGACCGATTCAGACTTAGCGTCGTACTGGTACCCTACGGCTCGGTACATCTTACCAAGAGGCGTATAACCAACTGTGCCGGCTTTTACACCACTCGCGATAAGTTCATCACGAGACTTATGTGTCCATCCTTCGCGGTCAGCCTTACCACCTTTTCTGTAAGCTCTTCTAACTTTAGCGCCGAATGCTGCTTCGAGTTGTGCCCTCATAGCCGGTGGCATGAAACTGGCATATTTCTTACCGCCTGGCGCTCCAGATTTGATGCCTTCCTTGATAGCCTTAGACATCATGAACCCCATCGACTTCATCGCCTTACGCATCCAATCGGGTTTCGTTTTAGCAATAAATTCGAGATACGGTGTAGCTCCATCATTAATGGTGATAGGCTCGTTACTCATGGTCTCACCGTCCTGACGTTGGCCACGATTTCTAGGCAGTGCATCTTATCGTCGCTATCGGAGATATGGTCTACATACCACTTCTTGCCGTGGATATAAATTTCATCCTTCGTCTTAGGTAGTGGTATATCCTTAACACGCACCCAAATTTTAGCCTTATCAGCTAATCCGGTTACGAATCCTGAACCCTTGCCATCGTACTCACCGATTTCCACGCTCGCCTTGATGGTCTTACCTTCATATGTGATTTTCTCACCAAATGCCCCCAGGAGGACGTTTTCATCGTATGTATACATATTTGTACCTCATATGTTTAACGGGGGCGTATGGCCCCCGTCATCCTCATAATATGGCTATTACTATGCGCCAACTTTGACAGCTTGCACTAGCATAACTGTAACAGTATCTTGTGCAGCAGTTTTAGGCGCTACTGCGATACCCAATGGTTTACCGCCTGTTTTAACAGCTTTGTCTGTCAAGAAGTTAACTTCATCGCCGACTTCAAAAGTATCTGTCTTATTAGCCGTTACTTTGAACACGCCGGTTACTTTAATAGCGCCAACTTCACCGACTTTTAAATCAGTGATAGCCACACCATGAAGTGCACCAGCTTCTACGATATTACCTGCTTTGACTTCTGCAGTTGCAGTAATGTCAATGCGGTCAGTTTCTTGTACGAATTGTGTCATCATATATCGTTACCCCCTAATTATTTACCAGCATTTTTATACAATCCACGGAAGTCAAGCGCGCGTACGCCTACGTCCAAGGCAACTTTATATTCGATACCATCTACATCAAAGCCTTGACGAGTTTCTAAGCGTGGAGCTTCTACGCCGTTCAAGAATGTAGTTTCAATTGTATCGTGTTGAGTTGCATCGGCTACTAAGTACCATGCATCTGGGTCAGTGATTTCTGCGTCAGCGATAACAGTGAATCGACCTTTGTATGGGTTAACCACACCGGAGTTAACACCTGCCACGTCTGCAGTGGAGTTCATGAGTTGGTATGCTACCATTTCAAGTTCAGGTGGAACGATTAAGTATTTAGGTGTGATATTAAGTGTAGCTGTACCTTGGATACCCTTTTGACGGCGCATAGCAGTTACTGCTTTAGCAATAGCTTTTACGCTTAAAGCTTCACCTGTGGATGCAACGTTACCGTGTTTGCTGTTAAACAATGTAACGCCATCTTCCATTTCTACGTTACCTGTCAATTGTGCGTATACCATTTTGTTAACCAAACGTTTAGCCGCGGAGCCAAAACGAGTTGCGATAGCAGAGAACATACCGAGGTCATCGTTGATGATAGCTTGACGAGTTAAGCTAAATAATTTGCCGTAAGTAGCGACTTTAGTACGTGCGGAAGTTTCACCGAATGTCATAGCTTTGAATTGGCTACCTTCTGGAACTAATTCCAAGTCGCCTGCTTCAGACAACGCTACGCGTGTAGCTTCTTTGAAATCACGATTAGAGCCTTTACCCGCCCATAATTGGTAAGTAGTTTCTGCTTCGTTAAAGCCGTTCATTACGGATTTATTCGCCAAGTTGGACATGATAGCAGGGAATGTGGATGTGGAGTTAATAGCTTCACGAGCCAATTCCAAATTATCGCCAAAGTTAGCACGAAGGCCTTCACGTTGTAATGCTTCACGTGCCAATTCAACTAAGGAATGTGCACGTAATTCGTTAGCACCTGGTGCCGGTTCAGCTACTTGAATACCTGCCGCCATTAATACTGCATCTTGTGCAGCCGCACGGAATTTATCGGATTCAGATTCGCCCATTTTAACGGACACGCCTGCGTTACGTGCACGTAGTTGGTCCATAACCATTGCACGTGCTTCGTCAACGGATTTACCCAATACGATTGCTTCGTCTGCGCCTTCAACGTCGAAGTCGCGGAACATAGCAGTAATTTCAGAAGTACGTTTACGTTCTTCTTCCATAGCTTTCGCCAATTCATCTTTTGTGATACCGCCTTCAACTGGAGCGGATTTCATTTCTGGAGTTTCAGTCAATTTTTCTTGTTCATCCATACCTTTGTTTTCCTCCTGTGTGTCAATACTTGTATGAATTTGAATATCATCTGCACTGCGACCTACGCCGACCGTAGGGTCTGCAGGTACGGATACAATGCTGATTTCTAAAGGTTCCCAATCCGTTACTACATATGTGTCCGGCCCTTTGAATCTGCCATTACTGGATACAGAATCTTTCTCATCAAGCGCTTCATAGCGTTTAATAGAGTATCCAACGCTAACACCTTGAAGCGTACCGGATTGGACTTTCTTGAATATGGCGTCAGATTTTTCATCATCGTCAAAGCGTACTAACGCTTTACCTCGATTATCTTCAATCCACACCTTTTCGATATGCCCCACGACCGCATCACGATCATGGTTAAATAGCACGGTGCCTAAGCCATCGTTAAATCTATCAAGATTGATACATTCTTCATCATGGCAAAGGATTTCATCGCCGAACCAACGGCCATATGGCGTTTCGGAGGAGAAGGAAAGTTCTACCGTCCGATTGTCGGAGTCGACTTGGTCAATCGTAGATTCACGGCAATAGTTGCCATAAATGCTACGTTTTTCATTTTCGTCCATTGTTAGCCATCAGCTCCTTCCTATGATTGTTGGACGTTATCGCCACTATCTGGGTCCATCAATGGTTGCAACTCACTGGAATAATCTAGTAACACCCCGAGCTCCTTGGCCCTATCCTGTTCGAGTTTCCGTTGTTCAAGAACTTCTTCCCAATCACGCCCAGATGCTGCGCACACATCCTCTAAAGTTGTAAGACCGGATTTAATCGCCTCTTTATTGGCGTTAACTTCCTTAACAGGGTCAATCCATGACCAGCCTGGTGCAAGCCAAGATACTTCCTGGTACTTGTCCTTATTCGCCAAGTAGTCAGATGGTAGTTCACCAGCTAGGTACAATGCGTCAATAAAGGCTTTCCAAATCGGCATGCAAAAGTGTGCGATAACAAATGTTTGCCATTGTCGGAAGGTCTTTTGGTCCTCTAACAGATTTTGCCTTGCGGCTGAGAAGTTACCTGATATATTACGAGCCACGATATCCGCGCTCATTCCTAGACCAGAGGATATTCTCCGTGTCTGAGTTGCCGAGTATTCACTAGCAGTCCCTGCATTACGTTTTGGGTCTGCAAATTCAATGGATTCACCAGGACTAAGGTGTCTAACCATGCCTGGTGCTAGTGTCATATTAGGACGTCCTTTACTATCCCTAGGTAGCACCGCCGTTTGACGTGCTGAATTTTGAGACGTTATGAACGCGCTATAACATGCTGATACACGTGCAGCGATTAAGTCTGCGTCCATGTATTCATCAATATCGTGGATACGACGAAGGACTAATGCCAGGTGACTCATCCCTCGAAGTTGAGAGGTTCGAGTAGGCTTGAATAATAAGAACGCCTGGTTAGTAGTTAGCCGTAATGCGTCGAAACTGCGTAACCCCATTGGATCGCTTTGATATACGTGATACGCAACTGGTCTCCCATATTCGTTAACCTCCACGCCGTTGATGATGTTATTCTTACCATGTTGTAAGCTAACCGCTCCGATATTCTCTGCTTCAATCAGTTGAATTGATAACGGAAGGTATTCGCCTTGTGCGGTTTTGTTGACTAGAATCTCGCCATCATACAGCATCCGCCGTAGCGCGATAGACTGCAGTTCGTAAAAGTTAGACAGACCTCGGACATCCGCGTTTTCAGCGTCAGTCCATTTGTCCCATGCTTTTTCGATTTTGTTGTTAAGGTTTGTGTTTAACTTACCTTTACCGCTTCTTACCTTCGCCTGGGGCTTAATTCCAACGCCAATAACATTACGAATTAAAGCCGTTACCACAGACTCTGCTAAGTCGCTGTTCATTTCAGCTGCACGAGCTCGACCTCGAATAAGATCACGTGCGCCGGTGGCCAACTGCTCGGCGGTGCCATAAGCAGGTTGCCAGTCGCTACTCAATCGGTCCATTGACGCCGCATCATATTGGCGGATAGCCTCTCGTGCTGCGATACGATTAAGCGCCCTTTCAGGGCTAAGCCAACCGATTACCTTATCTAAGATATTCATCGTCCACCCCATGTCACGTATGCATCACTCTGGAAACCGTTTGCTTCCTCATGAACACGTTGCATTAACGTTTGTTCTCTTGCGTATAACACAGGAAGGTCAATCGCTTTGAACCGTTTACCGCCAATCTGTAACTCAGAATATCCTTTTGTTTCTATATCCTCGATGACTTCACGGATACGGTCCAATTGTTCGTTTACATCGCTCATGGTTCACCTCCTTATCTAAACCAATGGTTCGTATTTCCCATTCCTACACCGTAGTCGATATCCTCGGGTACGGAATTGGACTCTTCATACTCTTCGGGCTCCGTTAAATACTTCACCCCTGCAATGTCTGCTACCGCAGCATTGTATGTACATGTATCTAGCAAGTGATTCGTAGGATGCCCGGTGAGTGGTTTCCACTGCACCGTAACCTCACCCGTTTTCACGTTGCGGATTTCTTGTTTTTCTTCCGACCTGAGATGGTCGGTATATTCCTGTGGACAATCCTTGAACAGATGTATTGTGCCTAATCCATCAGTTGGCCGTACCATCCGAGCAAAGATGAAGTCCTTCCAGTAGTCCGTATTAAGGACGTACAATTTAAGACCTCCGATAACGCCCTTCTCAACGCTTGACATTGAGTACGGCGCCGTTAATGTCTTATGATTTGATGAGCCTTTTAACGGAATACATATTTCGGGGAACCTTGCACAGAATTGGTACACCTCGTCCGTTCTGAAGCCTGAGTCAATGCCCGCCTTCATCACCTGTCTAGGTTCGCCGTATTCTGTTGGATATTCCCTGTTGACTATGATCTCCTCTAGGTCATCCCATGTACTAGCTTGGCCATAGTCGATGAGATAGGACTTCACTCCTGGCGCATAGGCCCTAACCTCCCACCAGAAGTGGTCAAGCTGTACGTCAACGCTAGCGATAAGTAACGTTGCCTTATCTGGTACTACGCCACGCTCATAGGTTGATTCCGTGAAGTGTAGCGTTTGTGTGCTTTTCGTCTTAGCACTTCGCCAAGGTTCTGCTAGCCATGAATTGATAAAGTTCATAAATTGGTCCGGAAAGTCTTTTGAAGTATAGAACTCATACGCAACTTTCCCAAAGGCTATCCATGGAGAGTATAAGGACGATAAGTGGTATCCAACCGAACGCACTCGACAATCGGGCTCGTTTTCGGTTCGCCATTCTCCGTTACGAAGCATATCCATTTTGTGCTTATCGTGTATCGATTTCTTACAATGCACGCATTCATAATAGGCGGTGTCCCTGATGCGGTCCTTATTGCCTTTAGCCTCATCGGGCCATTTAATCTGTTTGAACACGAGCTTTTGATACTCACCACAGTGTGGGCACGGTACATAGTACTCTTTCTGTGCGTGAGCTTGCTTGAAAGCGGTCCAGATATTGCCATTCTCGACTGTTGGAGTTGATACCATCACGTGTTTGGCATCAACGAACGTTTTAGTACGTTCCGTTGCCAACTTAATTGGATTGGCTTCCTTTCCGGAGAAGACTGGGTACTTATCAACTTCATCGAAGAACACATACTTGATAGCTCTTGACGCTAGGCTCGATGGAGAGTTAGCACCGGACAATACCAGGTAGTTCCCTGTGTTGAAGTTGAGTTCTAACTTTGAACTTTCGTTTTCGTTGTACATTTCAGCCAATGGCTCTGTGTTCTTGATCATTGGCTCAACACGTTTATCGCTATTAAATTTTGCTAACGTATCTGTTGGATAGACCATCATTACTGGTGCCTTAGATTGATGCAGCGCGAACCCTATCATGTTGAGCTCAGCTTCGGTCTTACCAATCTGCGCACCAAAGCACAGTACAATCGATTCAATCAGATTGTTATTGAACATATCCATAGGCTCTCTTAAATAGGGAGTGCGGTGCGTGTGCCAGGGTCCGGGTTCTGCACTAGTGCTTGGGAGTACTCTGAACTTATCGGCCCATGTGGAAACGGTGTACCGCTCCGGAGGCTTGAAAGCTGCAAGCTCTTGCGCCGTCCACGTAAACGAAGTACTAGAATCGTGTGATGAATTGTAATGACATTGTTTATTCGGATTCTTTGAATTTTTAGAATTATTTTTTCTTCGCTTTCGTGTAGACGCCGTCGCGCGCGTAGCTTTCGAGGTACTCGTTGACACACTCATTCACCGTCCTCTCTACAATCACCCTTGTTTCTGCATCTGGAAATTCTTTGCTAACCGCTTTGGGTAACAGCCCAAGGGATGATTTCAATTCGTTAACGCGTCCAGTCCATTCCCGAGTTACATCCTCGACCGCAATATACTGGCCTTCAAGAACTTCGTTCATTCGCTTTTCGCGTTTCGCTTTGGCTTCCTTATAGTCCGCCTCGGCTTCAAGTTTTCTTTGAGCAGCGGATTTCGTTCCGTCCTTATCCTTGGACATGCCAAGCCATACAAGAACTTCACGAACGTTCCACCAACCCGTTGCCACCTTCGGCATACCTGCGCGATTGTGGCGTGATATCATTTCCGGACCGAGGTCCAAGATTTGGCAGAGCACTTTTGTGGTGACAATGATCTCGCCATTGTCATCGAACTTGACTTTGGGTCTTTCCGTGGCCATTTTGGACCTCCTTCCGTAAGTGTCTATTGGTAGGGTACTTTCTACTTGAAAAAATTTTTCACATGCGGACAAACATCGCGCGGAGGCGACCACCGGCGATTTTCCGTCGAGGAAGTACCTTTTTGTTTCAAAAATTTTAAAAATAATTTCAAATCTATTTAGGGTATTTCTTTTCTAATTAAAGCTAACAAAAAGGACTACGCGGTTGTTCGTAGTCCTCAATGCTTCGCTTCATGTTTGGGCTACTGCCCAGGAGAGAAGTGTAAGTACATGAAAGGTATCACTATGAACTACCCTACAGTGCGTGGACACAGCGCTCGTTTCCGTATCCACACCCATAAGGTAACACAAAGTGCAACTATCATTTCATATCATGTTTTAGAAATTTTCAAAAAGTTTGCAAAAAGACTTGACAGCCATCTTTCTTATCCGATAGACCTGGGGCTCGCTGTAGTGCATCGCCTCAATGACGTCCTTCATACCAAGGCCAAAGTAGTAGCGATACTCAAGGAACGTACGCTCACAATCGCTCGGCACTTGATGGATGATAGCCCATAGCTCATATCGTTCCCTTGATAGTCGCCTTGACTCTTCAAGTAGGTCACGATACGCCGTCTTGAGATTTAGCTGTTGCTCTTCGGTGATAGGGTACTCACTTCGTGCCTCTTGCTCCAGGCGTTGCAAGTGCGCCTCGACGTCAGTTAATCGCCTATGGCTATCCATCAGCCTTTGCAGTTTACTTATACCCGGATGTGTCCCCTTACTCGTACGTTTACCCATACGTTCACATCCTATCAATACTATCCTGTGTCATATGTAATCCATCCCTTCTACAATCTTGTACAGCTCATCGACTTCATCCTCTATCGCTTCCAATGTATCGGTAGCTTCATCCCAACGCTCGTCATGATACCAAGGATACGAATAGGTCTTATCATCGAACTGGTCATTACCCGCGTCCTTATATTCGCGGATGACTTCTTCGCTTCGTACATACGCCATCTCGTACTGTTCTTCCAAGTAATTGGCATATCGGACAGTGACGATGTATAAGTCATCCAGATAATGCCCGTGGTCGTGTAGCAGTTTTTCGAAACTTGCACTGGTATGCATAAGCTACTCCCCAGTAATCCAACTTAAGAACACACCTGCCTTCGCTAAGTCCTGAACTTCTTTCGCCGGATCCTTACGACCTGCTCGAAGGGAATACTTTAATGCGTTACCCTTACACCAACCTTTGAACTCTTCCGGTGTCAATACCGCACGAATGACATCAACACTTTCAATGGTTAGCCCTGGTAAGGTGTAATGCGATGGATGATGTACCGCATCGTTAAGCGTACCATCAACAATAGGTACATCTATTGTAGGTGTTTCTGCTACTTCCAGCTTATGTTCAATCTTGCCATACTGCTTAGCTTTATCCTCATCCGTAGCTACGAATACTGTTGGCTTAGCTTTAGGCTCAGCGGGTTTCACCTTAGACGGCATCTTATATTCATGTTTCAAAGCCTCTCGACATTCTGGACAATTGACAGCCGGTCGACCTTTGCCAGTTTGTTCGAACTCCTTACCACACACCTTACAGGTAGTCATCTTAGGTGATGGCTCTGGTGTAGTAGGTGGCGCTTCTGTCTTTTTACTGTCTTTTACTGTATTCTTACTGTCTCGTCCCTTGATGATATCCATGATAGCGTTGAACCCTTCCTTACAGGTAGGGCACTCTTGTTCGTTACCGGTAGCCTTGAATAGGCTTCCACAAGTCTTACATATTCTGCTCATATTTTAACCCTCCCTCTTAGCACATCGTAAATAGTATTCGCGTTCATCCATAACCATGAAATCAGTCACGTGAAATACTCCTTGTATGCACTTGTCAAAGTTAACCATTCGTACCTCTTTGTCTCCATCAATCTTAAATGGATTGATATAAACCGGTTGCCACGGGGTTTTAGCCAATTCTTTCGATATCGTGGAGTATACTTGACGCCAAGTCGTCGCAGACATTCTAGCGCCATCATGGATAAGACCTACCACATTTACACACGAATCTGATATAGGCATAACTAACCAACCCACAGGTTTATATAATCCGGTAGGGTTCGTGTTTCCCTGCACATACGCTAATAGTTTCTTCATAGTGTTATCCTTTCAAGCATTGATTACACATTTTCTTGTACACATCAACATACGTTTCTCCCGTATCTCCGTTATATGTAACTTCGATATATTTTTTGATATATACCCCGCTTACCAATGCTTTCCAGTTTTGTAACGTTTTGCAGAACCATACTACATACATATCACTAGGTTCTAGTCTATCAGCACTGCAATTTAACTCGTTTAATAAAACTGTTCTTGCTGCATTGATTGCTTTTTCTTGTAATTCGTACATATTTTTATTCTCCTTTGATTTTCGTTCAGTTAGTGGATTCATATCACATGCTGTTATCCTTTCACATATTTATCAATCCGCGCCTTCAATGACTGAAGGACATATTCTTGTGCTTCGTCTTTCTTTTCTAGGGCTTCCATCATATCCTCGTCCCGTGTACCTACGGATATAAGGTGATGGATGATAACCTTTTCATTTTGACCTTGACGATGCAAACGCTTGTTCGCCTGTTGATATAGTTCAAGGCTCCAATTAAGCCCGAACCATATTACATGATTACCGCCGTCTTGTAGGTTAAGCCCATAGGCAGTTGATGCGGGATGTGCTAGTAGTACGTCAATCTTGCCGGCGTTCCAATCGAACTCTTCATCGGCACCTTTTAATTCTCGTACACGCAGATCTGTTTTTGCTAGGGCTTCCTTCAACCTGGCGCAATCGTGTTTAAAATTGTAGAACACTAACGCCGGCTTGCCGTGTAGCTGTTCGATAAGCTCCATGAACGCTTCTATCTTACAGTCATGAATTTCATGGACATTCCGTTCATCATCATACACGGCACCGTTGGCCAACTGTTGGAGTTTATTGGATAAAGCGGCCGCACTCATGGCGGTGATTTCCTCATCTGCTCCAAATACTTCAAGGACTGCATCACGTTCCATGCTTTCATAGGCTTTCTTCGCCTTAGCATCTAACACCACAGGCACCGTATCGTACACAATCGGTGGAAGGTCTAAGTAATCGCTAGCCTTCATCGAGATACATAATGGCGCTATTGCTGACATAATCGCGTCATCTGTATTCGCCTTTGGCTTGTAACTGTAGATCACATCACGACCTCGTTGGTCCGGGTCAAAGTAATGTTCCCTAAATGCAGTGTAGGTCTTTCCTAATGTTTGGCCACGGTCTAATAAGTAGACCTGGGCCCATAGGTCAATCAACCCATTCGGCGATGGTGTGCCGGTTAACAGCACCATACGGTTGATATGGTTGTACATATTCGATAAGTCCTTGAATCGTTTGGCACGATGTGATTTAAAGGAACTCGATTCATCGACTACCACCATATCGAATGGCCAGGCGTTCTTATAGTAGCTAACCAGCCACGATACATTCTCGCGGTTGATGATGTAGATATCCGCCGGTGTATTTAGTGCTTGTACGCGTTTCTTTAACGGGCCTAGAACTGTGGATATTCTAAGAATACCAACGCCATCCCATTTGGCCGCTTCACGTTGCCAGGTGGCTTCCGCCACTTTCTTAGGCGCTATGATAAGCACCTTCTTAACCTGGAAGTAGTTATACTTCAACTGATAGATGGCAGATAGGGTTATAATGGTTTTTCCTAAACCATTCAACCCATATCCAAGAACAGCCCTATCTTTTGTTGCTTAATTACTCGTGAAATACAGTAATCTTGATAGGGATGTGGCTTGAATATCATACGGCATCACCTCCTCCTAATCCTTAACCGTACATCCGTATTTTGCCTTTTGCATCTTATGACGAATCTTTCGAACGTTAGTCATGATATATGACTGCACATCGGTGTTATCGTGTTCCTGAAGTTTTTCGTACTTGCTAAGAACTTTGTACAAGTTATAGTCGGAACACATGCCATGACAGCCAGGTGTACGCCTGGTACAGTTCTTACACGGAACTCTCGCCATGAATACCACCTTCATTCGTTAGGTAGTCCTTAACGGCTTCAGGGCCGTAAAGGATATAAACGGTCTGCAGGAGGCTCAATAGTTTCTTGCACTGCACATCCTGTAGTTGGCTTAATCGACCTCGTGTCGTTTTAAGCTCTACGAATTGAACGGTACCGTCTGGCCATATCACAATCCGATCAGGCACTCCGACGTTGCCAGGCGATACAAACTTATAGGCCTTACCGCCCAACTCTCTAACTCCCCGAACCAATTTCTGTTCGACTAGTTTTTCAAGCATTATCACACCTCCATTTTGAGATTATCATTTACGCAAGGTAACAAAGTTACGCTTTTTTTTCTTTACATATAGATACATACCCTATTTAACCCCGTTTAACCCCTATAACGTACTTAAATATATATATTTCTACTACATATATATATAAATGTTACCTTTATATATAATAAGTACTATAAATATAGATAAATACTAGGTTTGTTAGGGTAACATTCTAGGTAACATTCGGGTAACATTCGGGTAACATAGTAACATTCTCAGGTAACATTCTTTTTGAGAATATGGGGGTATTTTCAGGAATGTTACCTTCGAAAATTACATCAATCCGGGTATAATTGAGAATCCTCTTTGGGCTCCATAAGGCCCAAATTTTTTCATCGAATCAAACCTCATTAAGAATGGAATGTTGTCTAAAATTTGATTAAGCTCACGGCTATCAGACTTCTTCATCCAAGATAATGGACGTCCAAAACATTCAACCCATACTTCTGCAGCGCATACCCTGTCGCGGAATACTAGCACCTGTCCAGGTACCGCATGTGTGCCCGACATAAACATATCACGTGCTTTAGGTGACATCGTGCTCCAGTTCTCAGGTACTTTCTGTTTCAAGAACTCTGCTACCACACCTGCTTTAGCATTTCCTTCCATGTGGCTTTCACGTGCTAAATTTGCAAGGCGAAGTACTTCCTCATTATCTTCAATAATTAAGCTTTCACCTTGGCGGTATCTAGCTTTGGCTTCCGCCCACAGCTGATCCACTTCGCCCGGTAAATTCTTAAATACATTTTTCGTTGGTTTCTTTAAACCAAGTTGTATCGGCCAGAATCTGCGGTTGCCTGTGATGTCCTTTAAGAACTCGTGTTGGTTAGTGGAACCAAAGAACACGCATTGGCGTGGATATTCTTCGGTGCGTCGACCATACGCCTTACGGAATACGTCGACCTGGCGTGATAAGAATTGTTTCGATGCGTTTTCTTCAGCCTTCGAATACCCGGCCATTTCACCGCCTTCAACTAACCAACTATTCTGGATGCTTTCAGCTGCTTCCTTACCATCAAATGTGTTAAGCCCATCAGCGTACCAATCTTTGCCCATTAATCGAATAAGCGAAGATTTGCCTATTCCTTGGGCGCCGACTAATACCGGCATCGTGTCATATTTACACCCAGGTTCGTACGCACGTGCTACCGCAGCTACGAAGGCCTTACGACCTACCGCACGGGTATACACGTTATCCTCAGCCCCTAGGTAATCGATGAAGATTGTATCTAATCGTTCCACACCGTCCCAGGTGAGACTGTCTAAATAATCGGTCACGGGGTTGAATGCATTTTGTTTCGCTATCAGTAGCACGCTATCAAGGACTTTATCCTTACCGGTGATATCGAATCGGTTCTCTAGGTACCACTGGACGCCACTATCATCGGTGTCAGTCCATATGCGTTTACCGTGTTCCGATAGCGCCCATGGTAAGGCACCCATCGCCATATACCGACTACCGAACTTATCGTATGCGATACGCCCCTTGATGGCCGGGTCATGCGTTAATAGTTTAAGAATATTATCACGCGTTTTCTTAAGCCCCTGATTCTCGTTATATTTGAGACCCGCTGACTTCATCCATTCAGTCTCGAGCATAGCGTTAGCGTCAAGGTCAGTTACATCGGTAGTATTAGAATTACTTATCGATTCTTGGAACACGTTCGTAGCTGACTCACGTGCACGTTCTTGTTGGATACTGATGGCCACCTCTGAGTCCTCAAAGGCTAGCTTACTCATCGCAAGGAACGATGGCATCTTATGCGGTGGTGTGCCGTCCTTGGCCGTCTCGTCGAGGTCATGGAACTTATGAAGTCGAACCAGGTCAAAGGCGTTTACCAGTTGGCCACCGCACGGATCCGTATTGTGATGTGAGTATAAAAACTTATCATCATCGTAGATTACAGCACCGCCGATGGTCGAACCTTCGACGTAGGTTAGGCGGCCGTTAGAACCGTCAACATATGTGTACGCGTTAGGTAGGAACGTATCGATAGCCTCACGGATACCGTACTGCCGACAAAAGGCGCCTACGATACCATGCTTCGATAATGGATCCTGTTGCTTCGTAAGAAGTTGTTTCACTCTAACCGAAGTCTCAGAGCCTGGTACCTGTGGCCACGATGCCACATCACGCCAATCAGTGTACTCAGCTAGGATACCGTCTGCAGATAAGAACGGCTTATCTGCAAATCTGAATACATACTGTGCATCACTTGAACATCCTGGCCAGTACATGAGCCTTGAGGCCTCAAACGTGGTCGAGTCCATCATGCCGATACCGATTAGGCTGGCCACCTTACGAGCGATTGGCTCGTACTCATCCGGTGTCATGGTGCGGTCGGTTGGAATGACTACCCGTAACCGTGGCCGGTGTGGCGTGTGTGAACGAGTACTGTACACGGCGTACGCCATACCTAAACTGTCCACTGTACGCACTACATTATCCGTTTGGCCAGGCTCAATGGCGTCAAGGTCAAGGGTGATAAGGTCACGGCCTGTGACGTTAATCGCCTTACGTTGGAGACCGATTAAACTACCACCGACGAAACCGCCGATATCCTTCAGTTTAGCCTGTGCGGACTTTGGAAGCTGATGATACTGCTCAACGGTTTCCGTAGTGCGTTGTGGTGTACGAAGTCGTTCGATAAACTCGGACCACATCAGCTCCGTTTGAATCCATTGTTTAGACGTGCGACTTTGGCCTACGCTAATTATTAGTTTTTTGTCATTAATCATATGGCCAACGCCCTTTCTAATCCTTCATATAATAATCACTGGTAAATCCGGCGGCAGATAGGTGTAACCCTTCAGCCCACGGAATTGGTGCCCCGAATATGGTGTTAACCTTATCAAGGGTTTTCTCCTTACCCTCAGCCGGGATTTCCATAACCGCCTCATCGTGGATGTGCATGGTAATCGGATACCCCGCCATCGTCAATCGTCGTAACGTTACAGCCAGGCAGTCACGCGCTACGGCTTGTGTAATATTTTCGACTAACTTGCCACCATACGTGCTATCATCCACCCAGGCGTTGTTGAACTGCGCCTTGAAATGGACGGCGTCCTTACCGAATTGGTTTTCCTTGATATAAGCCCCAGGGTAAAATAGCTTCCGCCCGCTAGGTAGCTCTATCGTCATGTATCGATAGCCATATATCGGATCAATTTCTAATCGAAATATAATACCATGGTCAAGGCCCATAGGGTTGCCTGTGGTTACGGTATACACCGCAGCGTTTTCTACCTGGTACCATAAGTCCCGAATCCGTGGTGAAGCCTCACGCCATAATCGGACAATGTCCGGAAGTTCTTCTTCCGATAGCCCCATATCAAGGGCGCCCATAGCCTTTAACGCGTTCACACCGCCTTGATAGCCAAGGGCTAGTTCTGCGACCTTACCCTTTTGTCGTAGGTGTCCGTTTTCGCCGTGTTTCACGACTGGAACGCCAAACATCGAGGATGCCGAGGCGCAGTAGATATCACCATCATGGGCGAATACCTGTTGACGCCACTGCTCACCACTTAGCCAGGCGATAACCCGTGCTTCAATGGCGGAGAAGTCAGCCACGCATAATGTCTTACCCTCTGGGGCGATAATAGCCGTACGGATTAATTGTGAGAGCGTATCAGCTACATCACCATATAAGAGTTCTAGTCCTACACGATTACGATGTGTCACGAGGGAACGTGCGACATCAAGCGTTTCGATGTAGTTTCTGGGTAGGTTTTGGACCTGTATGAGCCGCCCCGCCCATCGTCCAGTACGATTGGCTCCGTAGAACTGTAACACGCCTCTGAGGCGATAATCTGACCCCCAGGACTCTTCCATCTTGACGTACTTCGATACAGACGACTTGGCCAGTTTCTTACGTAAGGCAAGTACACGTTTGGCCACCTGGTTAATGTCACTCTTAAGAGCACTATCAACTGTATCCTTGGTAAGATTTGGAAGGTTAGCCCCTGTGTTGGCGTTAATCCAATTAAGGAATGCCTGCGTAGAATTAGGATTGGCCAAGCGTGTGATTTCCTGTGCTTCCTTAGTAAGGATGTTAGTGTTTTCTTCATCGATACATAGCGCTCCGAGGACGAGGTCATGGTCGATAAGTACACCGCGATTGTTGATTTCAATATCGATGTACCAATCGTTCCAGGTTTCGTCAGGTACAGGGAACGATGCGAGCCGTTTGTAGCATTCCATTTCAGTGACTACATCTTGACGATTGTATTCGACATACGTTCGCCATTTTTCAGGCTCATGATGTGGAAGGTTACGAGTACGACCTCCATTCGACTTGGTCGGATTACATGGAATACTAAAATATCGGATTAAAGCCTTGCCGGCTTTATCCTTTAATTTATTTTGAGGTAGCCCTAGGGCCACGCCTAACTTAGCAAGACCCATAGGATACCCTAAATACGCACCGTGAATCATCGTGCAGTGCCATTGACGTAATGGAGTCGTATATCCGGCTTTGTTCAAGCATGTGATTTCAAACTGCGCGTTGTAAGCATGTTTAATGACATCCGGATTCTGTAAGTCTGCAAGCACCGCATCAGGTATCGTTTCACCTTGTGCTAGATCCACAACTTCAACCTGGCCAAAGTCATACGCGTATGCGAATAGGAGGATTTCGAAATCCTCCGCTTCGACATATTTGTAGGCCCCTGCGCCGATGTCATTGGATGAGAATGTTTCAATATCAATGTTGAGATGGCGCATAATGGCCACCTATTACATTGGAAGGCCAGTAACAGGGTTGATAGCTGGAACGGCTTCAGCACCACCGAATACATTTGCTGCGCTACCTTGAGGAGCTCCGAATACGGATGCAGCGGGTGCCGGTTGGCCACCGCCCAACGGTTCGCCGTCACGTACCTTTTGTACAGGGCCTAATCCGGCGGAGATACCAGAGGATTGGTTATTGTAGAAATAGAAGTTAACCAATACGTTGGCATACATGCCAGAGTATACTTGGCCCGGTTCAGTAAGTGGTTGACCTTGAAGGTCGACCACTTCAGGCTTGAATTTCATGGACTGAGAAGCGTTGAATACATAGTGGCCTCTACATTCAGGGCCGTATTCTTTACCACCAGGCGTGTAGCCATCGCCATCGTGAATCGGTGTTTTAGGTTGAGCAGGTACTTTTGCACCATGTTTCACACGGGCATCTGCAATCGCTGCTTCAATAGCTTGAGTAATTGCTTGCACTTGTGCGGTGTCAGATTTAGGTACAAGGATCATAGCGCTATATTTGGCTTCGCTAAAATTGTTAGGGTTAGTATATGGTTCAAGTAAATGAACAAAGGATAAACGCACGTTTTTTAAAAGACATTCTGTTGGTCTGCATTGGAATGACATAATTAGTTACCTCCATTATTGGTATTAAATACTTGCGCCGCACTAGGTTGGTTAGTGATACGTGGGCGCTTATCCGTATCAACTACAAGAGTAGGTTTGCCAGGGTTCTTAACGACCTGGTCGCCTACGAGTTCATTAAATTCTTTCTTACCGATGGCCTTTTCGATTTGAGCCAAGGTAAGAACCTTACGTTCATAGAGGATAGATTCATCTACCCCGCCATTGATAAGGGTTTGAATAGCGGTATCGCCATCTTGGAAGGCTCTGGAGCCTCTGCCCTCTACTGCTTTCCAACCAGGCACCTCTGCACCGGCTAAGGATTCAGATAAAGCGTATTCCTTAATGTCTTTGTACCAGGATTCGATGTCTTTGCCATGTTCTAGGTAAGTACCTAGTTCTTCAAGGCTAATCAGACGAGGGTCTTGGTTCGTGAACACGTGCATCGCATCGAAATGCTCACATCGTGTTCTACATTGAGCCTTCGCCCTACAGAACCCACACCAGGCGCCAGCCTCAAATGTGTGACCTTCCATTTCGTAGGCCTCCTTAGCTTTTGGCGCGACTACCTCCTCACCCCATTTACGAAGGTCATCGGAGGACATTTCAAACTCTGAAATGTTGTTAACCCGAGGTTGTACAATAGTCATCTTGATAGTATTGAACTTATACAAGAGACTATAATCGTGCATAGCGCCAAGGGCATATAACATCATCTGTGGATTGTGATCCGCATCAACTACAACACCTTTGCCGTGCTTATAATCGATGATGTGGAGCGTATCACCGGCTAATATGATGCAGTCCGCAGTACCAAAGCCTTCAGGTACATACTGGCTAAAGTCAACACGCTTTTCGATGACGACTACAGGAGCGACCTTGTAACTTAACATGATGGACTTGATGTATTCGAGATACACGTCTGTAGTTTCGTCCATCTCAGGTGCCCATAACTCGTTCTTCTTGATTTTGTTATACGCCCTGGTGTAGGTGCCTTTGGCCATCGCCGTAGTGTATTTTTTCAATTTCAATTCACATAGTTCATGTGCGAGGGTTCCTTCCTTTGCATATTCTGATGTAGTATCAGGGAAGGTCGCCTCTAATCGAGGCGCCCCCGTACAATGTAGCCACCTATGGGAACTTGACGCGCTCAGTAGCGCATGGCTAGCCATTAGATTCGTGCCCCCATGTTGCGAAGGTCAACTACGAGATTAGGGAATTGGTCCTTTGGAAGTTCTGGAAGGCTGGCCACTTTGTACTTTTGCATTAACCCTACAATTTCATTCGTCCGGCCTGCATCCATTAATGGTTGCAATGCCACTTGAATTTCTTCCAAGGTATATTCCTTAACCGGCGCTACAGGTACAGCCGGTGTAGGCGGTGCTTGCGGTGGTTCTGGAGTTGTTGGTACCGACACGGATGTCGGTACCACAGGTGTTACTGTAGTAGGTTGAGCGACTGGAGCCACCGGTGGAGCTTGGACTGTGGCGGGTACCACAGGAGCTGTGGGTGGTTCTTCCGTCGTAGGTATATTACTGTAGCGGAGGAACAATTTAAGTTCTTCACAAAGGGATACATAGTTTTTTGCTTCAAAAGTGATTCTGATCATGAGGAAATCCTTTCTAGTTAATATCTAAATAATGCCGTGAACGTGTAGCAGTAGGAGAATACAAACACCTATGATGATGAATAAGACTTGGCAAGCCCTAGTCACCCAGGTATCCATTTTATTAAGTCGCTCCGAAACAATCTTTTCACGTTTAGCCTGTTCTCTTAGGGATCTACTAACATCCCACGGACTAGGTGGAGCAGTTTTATGCGCTTCATGTGAAATCAACTGCTCTATTGCAGTATCTTTCGCTATCCGTTTTCTTCTATTTTTCCGAGCCATTCAATCCACCTCTAAGATAATTTTTGACTCGGCTTCGTAAAGCCAGGTTTATCAATAAATTCCATAATCGCTCCGCATACGGCTTCCGCAAACTTGTGTGGATCATGGCTATGGCCATGAGCGATTGATACATCCGCACTAGCGAGTAATGCGGCTAATACTGTTCTATCTCCTACTGTTGTGGCGCATTTGCACGTGCAGGCGCTCATGTCCTCAGCTAAGAACATATCAATGTTGAGCGTGGGAGGCTTGTTCTTGTTCATAGTGACCTCCTAAATACGACGTTGAGCTGCAACTTCTTGCGTTAACTCATCCACTAAGCGTTCCAACTTGCTGATACGGCTTTGGGCATCCTTAGCCTCAGCGATGTAATCAAAGCCTTTGCCTGTCTTAAAGGCAAGGTTGATAGTATACTGATTTTCCCCGCCTAATGTAGCGCCGAAACCTACCATAATACGTTCATTAGGTCTAGCGAATACGCCAAGTGCTACGGCGTTGCTATTACGATAATGGCCGTAGCTAACTGCGTAGCTGACCTTATCGTTTCTGTTGAAGTCCAAAGGATGTAAGCCACTTAATGCAGCGCTAGACGCCCCCAACTTGTTAATGCGTTGGTTTGTAGTATTGATACGATTACTGATTTCACCGGCCATGTTGTATTGGCGGTTTTCTAAGTTCGTGATACGTGTTTCGTGGTTAACAGATGTATCTTGAAGTACACTGATATTAGCTGTATTAGTACGCACTTTTGCACCGATGGTGTTGATTTCATCGTATGCAGCGTATAATTGGGAGCCATTAACAGCGTCCAAGCTGTCAGCCTCGACACGCCCTGCGGAGACGTTCTGCAACTGTCTGTTATACTGAGCCACCCCGCCTGCACCTGTGCGAGCTTTGGATCCAAAGGATACGACGGCGCCTGGTTGTTCACCCGCGAAGATGTGACGTGTTCCATTAAGGTCTACACCGTCAACTCCTACCGCATCATCTGTTACTGAGTTAGTGCCAATAGCCACCGCGTTGGCGCGGTCAGCAATTGTGTTGTTGCCAAGGGCTAGGGCGTCAGTTGCTAATGATTTGGCATGCGTGCCGAACACCAACGCGCCTTGGCCGTTAGATTCGGAATTAGACCCGAACACGAGTTGTTCTTTTTGGGAACCAATTTTGTTGTTGTAGCCTACTACGGCGGACTGTCCACCTGCTACGGTGCCATTATTGGCACCAACTGCGACGGAGTTTTCACCTGTTACGTTGTTGGAACGGCCAAAGGCCACGGAGCTTTCGCCTGATACGAACGCACCATTACCGATAGCGACGCTATCATAGGACGCCGTTCTAGCCTGGTTACCTATCGCAATGGTGTACTCTACTAAGCTTTCGGCGTGAGAGCCGAAGGCGAAGGAGTTACGGCCGGATGCTTTTGCATCGTTGCCACCTGCAAAGCCGTTTTCGCCGGAAACCGTGTTATTCGTGCCAAAGGCTATGCCGTTTGGAGCAGATACTGCATTTTGAGTGCCCGCGATGAAGGCGGATGTAGCGTTTGTAGTTGTTGTATTATTAGTGCCAATAATAAGGCTTGCATCACCATTAGCGGTGCCATTAGGGCCTAAGTTACTACCCTGTGCGAATACGTTAACCGCTAGTGCGGAGATTGCGAGCGTGGATACAATTACTTTCTTGTTCATAGTTCAAATACCTCGTATAATATAAGTGTCAAAATTATTTTGATGCGGCCGTGTCAGTAGTTCCAGTACTGATGCGGTCGTTTTCTTTTGGGCGTTTAAGAATATCGAAGTCAGAAGGACTGCCGATATCAACTTGTGCGTGTGCCCAGGTGTCATAGTCAAAGCCAAATTTCTTAAGCTCGACTACGGCCTGCTTACCTGAAGCGGAACGATCAATAATGCTATTCAATGCATTCCGCGCTGCCTTCAGCTTACGAATCTCAATTTCGTAAGGCTTGGCCACTTCGAGGACTGCATGCCACTTTTGGCCTTTCTCGGAGTTAACATCGAGATTGTCATACCACCATTCGTGGAGCGGTTTGCACATGCGTTTGATGAAGATATCCGCATCAGGTACAAGCTTATTCGCTAGTGTACCGTAGCCAAGTTCTTCCAAACGTTGGGCGCCTTTCCGTGCTTCACGTAAGCCGTTAATGACTTTGTGGAACGCTTCAGCAGCTGCTACACGTCCGTCAGCCTCAAGGCTAATGTAGTGTGATTCGAGCGCTACGCTCTCCGCTTCTGTCTGTTCCAAAAGGCGAGCGTTGTACAGACTTCTAACAAAGGTCCGTACGTTGTTCTTTGTAGGGTTCTGCATAGGAACCTCCTTTCTGCTAAATTGCAAAATATACTACTGGGCTCCGTACCAATTGGCCATCATTGCCCATGTGAGGGATACCTCACTTAATACTGGCTAAAGTCAAATAATAATCCGATATCGATACTTAACTTATCGGCCAAGATAACCGCCTTCCTAAAGGACATCGACTTATTGGTGCCTTTGAGATGGCTGTATAGGGTTGCATAGTGCATCCCGCACATTTCAGCGACGTCTTGAATGGACAAGCCCTTATCAGCTAGCACTTTACGAAATACTTCCGGTTTCATGCGGTAACCAAATCGATTGCCCCAGGTCTTTTGTTGAATCGAACACTGGTCAAATAGGAAGTCGATTCGTTGGCCAAGGCCTTTAGCGACTAACCTGGCCGTGCATATCCTCACCGGTAAGTGCTTAGATATTTTGACCAGGGTCATCGGATTTACGCCGATGACTTCAGCGAAACTGCATAACCCGTATGGTGTGTTATCGTAGATCAGTTTCTTAAGATCGAAGCTGTTCTTGAGCCGCATCATCGGGATGACTGGTTTCCGTCTCATCGTTGTCTCCTTTTGAGCCGTCTGATGGTTTGACCTTGCTCGGCCACAATCCATAATGCCACCCCTAAGGCACATTGGACAAAATACTGAGTAAAGCCTATGCGGTCAATCTCGAGGCTACCAACGGAGCCCATAAGAATTAGCCCCGCCATAATTTTAAGAAATGCATGCATGATTAAATGCCTCCTTGATGTACTCTTCACTTCTCCCTGTTCGAGCCAGGTATGTTTCGAATCCGAACCGGTCAATGACGAAGGTTCGTTTCTTGCCTTTGCCGTAGCAGTAGGCGAAGGCATTATAATGGTTGTTAGCGATGCCCTCTCTAACCGCTGTAAGGGTTAGGCCTAAAACGCTAGCCATCTGCTTTACTGTGATAGTTGGATTCATAATACCTTTATCATGATTACAAAGTAGATAATCATAACGGTTAACGTTATAAAGGACAACAATCCAAGGATTCGGTTGAACCAGAGGTCAATCTTAGCGGTTCGATGAATCTGTTGAACGTGTAAATGTTCGATGATGATACGATCATCTTTTTCATTGTTCATAGTTTTACCTCCTGTATTTGGTTAGAATCTTAACATTCCGTAACGGTTTAACCGTAATACACTATAAAAAAATAATGTCATCATATGCCACATTGAACACCTCTTGAATCTTCTTAATGTGTGGCACATCCGGAAATGAACGCTTACGCTCCCAGTTCCCCCAGGTGTCAACTGATACGCCAACATGCATTGCCGCTGTTACCTGGGACCAATTTCTCGATGCCCTCAACATCTTCAGCGTGTACTTCATGGGCTACCTCCTTTCTGATGTGTAGTTCCTGTTTACAGTTATCATTGTAGTACGGATAAACCGTAATGTCCATAAATTAATCATAAAATAATGTAAAATTTCCGTAAAATATTGATTTTTTTACGGAGTTATCGTAATATATAGGTATATTAATGACATTAATTTGAGAGGATTTCAACATGAGTGATTTAGGTAATAAGGCTATTATGGCTGAAAATATCCAACGCTTAATGGATAGTCGGGGCATAGACCGCAATAAAATCTGTGCTGACTTGGGCTTTAAATACACGACCTTTACAGATTGGGTTAAGGGTAACACATATCCTAGAATTGATAAAATAGAGATGATGGCGAATTATTTCGGGGTTCCTAAATCTCAATTAGTAGAGAAGTATGTTGAAGACGGATATTATTCTGATGCGGAAGCAGCCGAATTTGCGGAGTACCTACGTACACGTCCAGGTGCGCGCATGCTCTTTTCTGCCGCAAAAGATATTACTAAAGAGGAGATGGAAGAAACCGTCAAATACATAGAGTTCTTAAAATCTAAACATAAGTAATACACACAAGGGAGAGTGGTAGTATTGGTTATTAACCTTATCTATTGTGACTTACCAAATGCCAAAGCAGTTTCTGAGGAATCAGAGGATATAGATACTCATAATATCTATATTAATAAAAATCTCCCCCATGAACGCATGAGGGAAGAAATAAGGCATGAGCTGAGTCACATTATCCGTGATGACTTTTATGTGGATCATCACGTTAATTTAGTTGAGCGTATGGTTAGGATGTCTCAAATTGAAGATGGTGACCTTAACGGAATCGACTTTTATCATCACATTATTTAACTTCGGGAGGTTATTATAATGAATGTCAAACGTATTTTGATTATATTAATTAGCACAGTAGTTATCTGTGGCGTAGCCCTATTCGCCCTATGGCCTAAACCGTCCATCGAGTTTAAGGATGAGTCGGTGCTTGGCCATACCGTAACCAGTGTAGTCCTTGAGGACTGGACACTCACATCCGCCCAGGGCGGAGAGAACTCCACGCTTACCTTCCCTAATGGGAAGTCTGTACAAGCGCATTGGCAACTCGTGCAGACCGTACCACCTGCACACCGATTCGATATATTCCCTGAATCGTTCTTCTACCACACCATATACGTGGCACCGGTTCAGCCAGGACTCGTTGAATATATCAATACTAATAAGCCTACAGTTACCTACTACCTCAACGGAGAGGCTAAACAGATTCAATTTAAATAAGACGTAAAGCCCCTATCCGATACTACTCAGATAGGGGCTTAGTTATAGGAGGATATATTATGGCCATGAAACGTGCCAACGGAACAGGATCCGTTTATAAAATGAAACATAAAAACCTTCGTAAACCTTACCGTGCTGTTATCACAGTTGGGTGGACCTCTGAAGGAAAACCGATTAAGCGTTCACTTGGCACATTTGCGAAGCAAGTTGACGCATACCAGGCCTTAGCACAATTTGCGAGTAACCCAGATGCCTTTGCAGAACGTAAGATGACTACCTTTGGCCAAGTATTCGATTGGACGATTGACGAGTCAAAGCGTCAAGGGTTATCTAAAGGGCGTATCCAACATATTGAAATTGTGCGGGACCACTTTGCGCATCTCTTATCACAAGATGTTACTACCTTACGTGTTCCCCATGTTCAATCATTCTTTGATGCCCCGACCAGGAAACAGTCATATCTTCAATCAGTCAAAGCTATCTTGGTTCGTGTGATGAATGTCGGGATAAAGCATGAAGTGCTAACAAAGAATTATATGCGTGATATTATAATCTCAAAAAACGCCCCTAGCACACGCATAGCGAAAGTTTTTACTCCGAGCCATATAATTACACTATGGGAGCATAAAAACGAGCGTACGGCTCAAATATTGCTACTTTATATTTACACAGGACTCAGAATTTCTGAATTATACGGTATTAAAATCGAGGATGTGCATCTAAAAGAACGATACATGATTGGTGGATCTAAAACGGACGCAGGTAAACGTAGAATCATACCAATAGCGGAATGTATTTATCCAATTATATCTGCCTTCTACAGTGAAGCTCAATTCAAACGCTCCAATAGGTTATTTAAATCTCCTAGTAAGACCATATATCGTACTCATTTTACTAAAGTATGCCAAGAACTCAACTTGGGCGAACATGTACCACACGATACGAGACACACGTTTATCACCATGTGCAGTAATGCAGAAATTCCGGAAATTATTGTTAAGCATATTGTTGGCCACTCCACGGCCAGCAATATCACACAAGACATTTACACGCATAAGACTACGAATCAATATGTAGAGGCGGTGAATAAATTACCGACCTACGATGACCTAATTAAGGGTGAGCCACGGGTGAGCTACCGTAACGAAATATAGCGATTTTTGATAATTTTAAGCAAATGAAAACCCAGTAAACCGCGTGTTTACTGGGTTTTTATGGTTATTCTAATATCCTCTTTTAATAGTATCACATTTTGCAAATTTATAGCTAGTTAATCACAAATTTTGCCGTACTACCTTCATCACCACGTGTGACTTCTAAATGGGCAGGTATCCGCGTCTTTAACTCAGGTACATGGGAGATCATACCGATGAGGCGCCCCGATGATTGTAGTTGTACCAATGTTTCCATAGCGAGCTCCAATGTATCAGGGTCAAGTGTACCAAACCCTT